TTCCTGCCGAAACAACATGCCGAAGAAGACCAAGCGCCTCACTCATCGTGAGCGTCTCCTGTTCAAAAACCTCGTAAAAGGCATGACAATTACGGATGCTGCTCTTGCGTCAGGCTACTCCAAGAACAATCCATGTCGAGTTGGTTCACAAGCTATTGAGCGTATTAGAGTTGCCGCGCCTGAATTACTCGCTCGTCATGGTCTTGACGATGATGCATTGATAGAGAAACATCTCATACCCTTGCTCAATGCTGAAGAAACCAAGTTCTTCGCGCATGAGGGCAAAGTAACCGATCAGCGAAATGTTGCAGCTCTCGGCATTCGCGATAGTGCGCTCGATAAGACGCTCAAGATTCGAGGGCTCTACAGCAATCCAAATCAGGACTCTTCCTCAAAGCCCACAGATGTTAGAATCGTAGTCGTGTACGAAACTAACCAGAACGTTCAAATCGTCCAGAAAGCCTAATGACGCAAGCTGCTTACTTGTTTCCCCGCGGTCATGTGCCGTGGAATAAGGGCAAGCGCATCTCTAAGTGTTCGCATTCACCCGAACGTTATGTTCGTTGTCCAAGCGGTCAGCCAGTTTGTTTAGATTGCGCCCGCGATCGACGTAAACGCTACAAGCAGAACCATCCGATTGAGACCAAAGCGTGTAATCGCCTTCGCCCGTACAAGTTAACGCGCGCTGAGTTTGACGCGATGTGGGAAGCTCAGAACGGATGCTGTGCGATCTGCGGTGAGCCATTCAAGAATGACATTTGCAGCACCTCAGATGGGCGCGGAAAGAATGGCTATCGCATTGATCACGATGAGGAAACAGGCGAAGTTCGCGGGCTTCTCTGCCATTGCTGCAATACCGGAATCGGATTTCTGAAACACCTGCCTCTAATCCTTTCAAAAGCCATCGTTTACTTGGACAGAACGTGCCAGAAGTCACGGACGTAATCGTCACACTTCGACAGCCGCACAAGCATCAGGAGACCTTACTCAACGCTAAGGCTAAGAGAATCATTGTTCGCGCTGGGCGTCGAGGTGGAAAGACTACTGCGGTCGCTACGATAGCGATTAAGCGATTCTTGGATGGTGGGCGCGTGTTTTACGGTGTTCCAATTGTAGACCAACTCGATACATTCTGGTTTGAGGTTAGCAAGGCACTCGCGAATGGGATTGAACTCGGGGTTTACGTCAAGAACGAGACGGAACATTCCATCGTTAACCCACGCACAAAGCAGGCGATACGAGCTAAAACTTGCTGGAATGCCGACTCACTTCGAGGCAACTACGCCGACCTATTGATTCTCGACGAATGGCAGCTCATGAACGAAGACGCTTGGCATTTGGTGGGCGCGCCGATGCTCGCAGACAATAATGGTGACGCGATCTTCATCTACACCCCGCCGCGTTTGATAGGCGGAGACTCGCGCGTGATGACGAAGGCCCGCGACCCTGGGCACGCAGCCAATATGTTCCGCCAGGCGTTGCAGGAAATGGAGCGAGCAAAGAAAGAAGGCCGCGAATCTCGTTGGTTTGCGATGCACTTCTCAAGCTATGAGAATCCCTACATCTCGCAGAGTGGGCTTGAGTCGATCAGTCAGGATATGACTGGTTCAAACTATCGTCGTGAAATCTTGGCCGAAGAGATCGACGACGATGATATGCCGCTCAAGAGCGAATGGCTCCGCTTCTACAGCTACAAACCGTCAGACCCAACAAAGCCGATCGACGACCCTTCGAACTTCCTGCTTATCGCGCATCACGTACCGGAGAAAGCACACCCGAACGAGCCGGATGAAGAGCAGCCTGAAGATATCTTCGCCGGCAGCTTGGACCTCAGAGTCATTCTCGACCCGAATCATGCGGGCAAGAACGGGCGCTGCAAGCACGCAATATCGGTTGTTGGCTTTGACGCCGCGACGCTGAAGTTCTATCTGCTCGATGAATGGGCTGAGTCGGTTGGGTACCGCGATATGGGCGAGAAGCTATTCGAGATGTGCGGGCCTGAGAAGTGGAACCAGCAGGAAGTGTGGATTGAAGCGGTGGCAAGTCAAATATATTGTAAACTTTTTTTGGAAGAGCTGAATGCAAGGCTCCCGAACAAGCTAAAACTTAGATTCAATGAACTTCCGAAAGACAATCGAGCCAACGCCAAAGATCGCCGCATCGAGTCGCTTGAACCATATTTTCGCAACGGGCAGTTTTGGATACATAGGGACAAGTGCAAACAGTTTCGTATGGAATACAGCAGTTACTACCGAGGGAAGATGGTGGACGTAGATCTGTTGGATACCGTGGCCTATTCACCTCAACTGTTCAATCTTACCCAGAAGCGTCAGGTGATGAGAGAAATCCAGAAGCGTCAGGACGAGTGGACGCAGCGCGATGCAGGTGTTTGTGGGTATTGACGTTGGGTGTATAATTCGCGCGATGGTTCTCCCACCGAAAGTGGAGCAGAGAATTGAGCGTCAGCCCGGTGACGGCTGTTGGAATTGGGTTGGTCACATCGCACTGAGCGGATATGGACTATTCTGGGTTGCTGGGCGCGATATTCAAGTCTTAGCGCATCGCCTCGTTTACCAACTCCTCGTAGGAGAAATTCCTTTCGGTCTATGCCTCGAGCCAGTGACACTTGTTGAGAACTTCAGGCGCGGCAGAATACTCAAAACTCATTGCAAGCACGGTCACCCACTGAGCGGTGATAATTTGTTGACGATATCCACTCGACCGGGAAGGCATTGCAAGACTTGCTACGATGTTCGGCGTCATTTGTACTGGGCAAAGCCCGAATTCAGGGAACGTCAGTACGCTTTGCGGCGCGAGCGGAAGGCTAGAGGATGCCGATACTAAATGCCTGACCTCGAAAACGCCTACGCTCTCACCCAGCACGAGCCGGAACAATTCGATTTAGTCACCGCCTCGTTCGGCGAAGACATCGACGGAGAAATCAAGACCTGGCTGCATGAGAGCATCCGAGTCTACGACGACGCGCACAAGAACCTGTTCATCTCCAAAGCTCCTGAATGGCGCAGAATTTCTGAAGGCAAGCCGCGCGACAAAGAGAAAGCCTTCCCGTGGTCTAACTGCTCAAATCTCGTAGTGCAAATAGTCGGGCAGCGTGTTGATGAGATCACCGCACGAGTGATTGAAATCATCTGGGCCGTGTCGCCGACAGGCGTATTCCGCTATCCCGCCAAGACTGACGACCCCAAACGCACGAGCGAGAAGCGCCGCATTTTAGAGCGGTTCGTTGATATCGTAGCCTACGAGCCTGACGAGCTTGACTTGTACAGGATTGAGAGCGTCGGATTCGCTGACTGTGCCCGGTTGGGCTTCGCGCCGTTCAAAGTCATTCCTGAGCATAGGGTTAACATTCGAGCTATCGGCTATGACGGCGACACCAAGCGCAAGAAGCTCGAAGGGCAGTTAGCTTACGACGGCCCGAAAGTCGAGAACTTAGAGTACGAAGATGCGGTGTGCGACCCGCGCGCAACGAGCTGGGACAAATCTAGGCTGAAGTATCATAAGCGCCGACTCTCGAAGCACGAGTTGCAAGAGCGGGCCTTCAGCGGCTACTACGATGAGGAAGAAGTTGAAAAGATTCTTGGCAAGCCTGACCGCTACGGGCCAGTCGAAGAGAAGCGCCGCGAGCAGCAGAAGAAAGGTGTGCAGTTAGACGATGCCTCGAAAATCCTTGCTGAATGGGACGTTCACGAGTGCTGGTTCTGGTGGTGGATCAAGGTCAAGGATGAGTCAGGGAAGTTGCAGCAAGTCAAAGTAGACCTCATTTGGTCGTATCACTTCAGCACTCGGACAGTGCTTCGTAAGATATTCAACTTCATGCCCGACAACGCCTGCGCGATTATACCGACGAAGCTCAACATCGCGGACAAAGGCGTGCGTGGAGTGGGCTACGCGGAGATGCTCTCGAACGCGCAAGAGGAAGTCTCGACCCAACATAACCAGCGCATTGACGCGCGCACGATGGCAATCACCGGCATTCTGACAACCACGAACTACAACATGGATAAGAACATCAAGATTTATCCATTGTGTATTTTGCCGGGCGGCCCTGACGCTTGGGGTATCGTCAACAAGCCGTCAGACATCGGCGACGGTGGGATTGCGGACGAAGAGATGGCGATCAGGCTGGCAGATGAGCGGGCAGGTGTCGGGCCGTCGATTCAAGGCATGGGAACCGGGTCAGTTAATAAAAAGGGTCAGTACGGAAGTCAAGGCGTACTCGCAACGATGACGGCAGGAAACTCACGCACGAACAATCGGACATCGGACTTTCGGCACACGCACGTAAAGCTATTGACGCTCTGCACCAAGCTCTACGGGAAAATGGGCACGGGCGCGCACGGCTCGATGTTCGGGCTAGACGATGATTTGCTGAAGGAATCGCTCAAAGATTTGCTCGACGGCAAGGTCAGAATTCCTATCCGCGCCGCAACCGCTTCAGTGAACAAGGAAGTCGAGAAGCAGAATCTCATGCTGCTCAAAACCACGCTGATGCAGCACGACGCGAACAAAGTGAAGTTGCTTCAGGCCATCGCGCAAGGGCAGGGAATCCCTCCGCAGTTCAAGAAAGTAATGCGGTCTATCGTCGAGTCGCAGGATAACATGATGCGGCAAGTCATCAGAGACTTCGCAATCTCAGACCAGCCCGATGAATTTGTGGCGGAGGTGGAATGGCCCGATGAGCAGCAAGCGCAAGCAGGACCAGCCGTTGGAACTCCTGGGATGGGACAATCTCAACAGCAACCCGGAAGCCCGCAAAACAATGGTGGAGGGGGAGGGCTGGCGACTGTTGTGCCTGGACTTGCAGGCCAACCAAATGGAGGCGCACCGCCGCTTGTACCTCAATGACGAAACTCCAAAGTCCAATTGGCAGCGAGGAATTATCTATGCGATGGATATTCTGCTGGGACTCGGTGACGCGTTGAAGGCGAAGAAGTGAAGCGAATCAACAAAGACACCGCGACTGATTGCTTGCTCGAAGCAATGGAGCACGCCGACGAAATGCAGCACGTCATCGTGATTTACGAGACGAAGGAAGGCAATAAGAACACGCACGGTGCAATTGTGACGAAGGACTCAACGCTCGCGCAGCTAGGTTTTCTACTCGACGTTACGAAATCTTGGCTCATCAGATTGGCTATGTGCAGCGTTTCGGATGATGACGCTTGACCCAAGCACTCCCAGTCACGCAATCACGCTGGACGGAATCAGAGATACCTGTCGAGTGCCACGCGGAGATAGCGCGCGCAATCAAGCACGCCAAGAAAACGGGGCAGCTTATAATCCATTTCAGTCAGGGCTCAGTCGGCTCGATACAGTGGCGCGAGAAAGTAGTTGACAGCGTAGGAGTGAATAAGATTTAATCTTCGCGTAACCCCGATTCACGTTCCCGCAGCGCGGGCAAACTTGAAGGGCTGAGTCCTCGGACTTGGCCCTTTTTTTATTTGGAGCGCAGATGGCGACAGATTGGCTCGGAAGAGAAAAGCCGGAAGACAAGCCCGCAGACAAACCTGCCGACAAGCCCACGCAAGACGCCTCGCAAGATGAACTCCTCGCCAAGATGCGCAAGAGCTTTGAAGAAGTGGTAGCGCCTATCCGCGAGAAGGTAGAATCATTCGACTCGCGCATCGAAGAAATCAAAACTGCAACAGCGCGGCCTGCCCCGAAGATCGAGAACGTTGAGATTCCTTCTGTCATGGACGGCGATGAGGATGGAGCATTTGCCGCTCGCCTTGCCCCGCTGCAAACCACGGTAGCGCAAATTAATGGTCAGCTCATCGAAGACCGCGTGGTATCGGATATGAACGCACAAGGCTGGGGAGAAATAATCCCCGAATTGCGCGAGACGCTCGCCAAAGTTCACCCGATGTACAAAGCCGCGAAAGATTACGACACGACGGTTCGTAAGGTTGCTGACGGAATTATCGGCACACGCGCTCGCTCGAAGGGCTTGAAAGCAGACCCGACGAAGAAAACGTACTACTTCGCTGAGGATGCAGGCGCAACGGGAAAGAGCGACAACGTTGTGCGCGTCACGCCGGAAGACCAGCGCCTCATGGACAAGCTCGGCATTCCTGAATCCAAGCGAGAAGAATTTATGAAGCAAGCGAGACCTGCATGAGCATCCCTGCTAGCTGGCAACAGCGCCTCCGCGAAGAACAGCCCGACCCGTCGAAGTGGAACAAGGAACTTCAGGTTCTGTTTGACGACTCCATCGAAGCGCGGCCACTCAATCTGCCGTCAAGCTCGAAGGTCAAGCTGAGGGATTCCTCGTACGTGATTTATCGCGTACGCCGGAAGAATGGCGCGAATGCCGATACCACGCGCTACATGGAACTGCGAGCGGCTGGCTACGAGCCAGTGACGCTTGACGACCTGGAAAATCCCGAAGACCTCACGGCGCATGTCAGCGCGGACAAAACAGAAATCACCGAAGGGGTTGACCTCGTGTGGATGAAAGCCAAGAAAGAAATCCACTACGGGGCAATGAAGGCTCATCAACTCCGCGCGCTCAGTATGACGGCTCCGAAGCGCGGCACGGCGCAAGAATCCATCATGCGTTCGGTTCCACTGTCACCGGGCGACCAGGAAGCTCTTGGCGCTACACGGACACGCGCGGTCAGCGAAGAGGATGCTGGAAACTCCACAAGAAACGGGCAGCCGAATTTCAAAGCAATAGCTCAAAAGGGGAAGTAAATGGCAAACTTTTCTGGCGGCATCGAACCTGTAGGGAATCTTGGCGGAGCGGTTTCGTTCCCTTCGCAGTACCTCATTGAAGAGGCTGCACAGACTTTCTTCGCGCTAACGCCGGTAATGATTAACGCGACGGACGGCGGCATTCAGGCGTGGGACGGTACGACACTGACGAATGCGATTGCAGGCTTCTCGCTTGCTGTGGCCTCGAACCTCGCAACGACTGGTGCGGGCGCACCGCAAGGCTTGACTCCGGTGCTTGGCCCCGGCAGCGTCATCGGCAGTTACCCAGCGAACCCTAATCAGCCTTTGGCAGTCATCACGCCGCCTGGTGTGCCTTTCAATGATGGAAGAATCCTCTTTGCCGTTGCCGTGCAATCAACCGCGTTTGTCGGAAACATCGGAACGACTGGCTCAGTCATCGCCACATCGAACGCGCAGGTGGGCGTGAAGTACGGGTTGACGAAGGACACCAACGGCTACTGGTACGTTGACACCGCCAAGACGGGCGGGAATGCCGTGGTGGAAATCGTGAAACTTGATCCGCGTTATGCGGTTGGAACAGTTGGCGGGTTAGTCTGGTTTACAGTCCTCCCGGCAGCGGCTTCGCTTCAATACTAGCGCGGAGATAATCGGCTTGTTTATGACAAGGTGGACACAACCAAACGACTTCAAGGGGTTTCGAGTAATCCTCGTGATGCGCTTGTGGAAAGCAAATCTTGTGGCAATGCTCACAACGATATGGGCGCGAAAGTGTTCCGGTCTGCAATGCCCATCGAACCTTGTAATGCGCCGAAACCTTTTCTCGATTCTTATCCTGCCAAGTTTGAACCATGGAAACGAATCGAGCCGAATGTTTCTTTCTCCATTTGCGTCCAGCTTTGTACGTCCATTCTCGAACCTTTTCTCGGTTGGCAGTGTTGTACGCGTTATTCCGCAAACGGATTGCCTCTTTGTTTTTCTGTCGGTACTTGCGGTCTTTCTCCGTGTACTCCGCGATGTGTTTAAGGCGATATTCGTGCTGGTATTTCGCTCTTGCTACAGGGTCTTTGAGTGGCATGGGGTTGGAATAGTATCACGCAATCAATTCGGGTTCAACTGTAACGAACTCACAGGAGTAACTCTTGAATAACTTATCCAGTAGATTCACGTTCCCCCCACTGCTGGCTCCGGGACTCAGACATATCTTCGCTGAATACACAGATTTAATGATGCGGGAGCAGCAGTACGACAAGTACATGAATATGGAGTCGAGCGAAGACGCTTACGAAATCGACTACCATCTTGCCGGGACTGGCCCGATGCCGGAACAGCCGGAAGGCACGCCGCCCGCTTACGATGGTCTCGTGCAGTCGGGCACCAAAAAGTATCTTCACTTGCCGTATGGCCTTGCTTCGATGGTCACGCGGCAACTGATTGAAGATGACAAGTACGCACAGATTCGACAGATGCCAAAGGCTCACGCGAAGTCAGCGATGTTCGCGCGCGAGGCTGTGTCGGCTTCGGTATTGAATCTTGGCGGAACGCTTATCCTCACCGATGACGGCGTGACGCTGTTCAACACCGCGCATCCGTTGCCCGGAGGCACATCGGCGACAACGACAGGCCCCGGCCTTGCGAACATCATCAACGCGGCAGGAACGTATCCGAATCGTCCGACGCCGGACGCGGACTTCTCATTCACGGCGCTACAGCAAGCCATCAACTACTTCTATCGTTTCGTCGATGGCCGTGGTATTCCTTCGATGGAACGGCCCAAGAAAGTTTTCGTTCCGCCAGAACTCATCATGGTGGCGCGGGAAATTCTCGGAACTCCCGGCAAGCCGTACACCGCCGACAACGAACTGAACGCGCTTCAGGGCGAGAACTTGGTGTTCGAGCACCTGAACTACCTGACCAGCCCAAGCGCGTGGTTCCTTTTCGCGGCGAAGGAAGAGACTGGTCTGAAGTTCTACGACCGCGTTCCCATCCAAGCGCAGACCGATGATGACTTCCAGACCCAGGTGCTCATCTTCCTGACGACTCAGCGGTTCAGCGCCGGAGCGTCTTACTGGCAGGGAACTTTTGGTTCTTTCGGGCCGTAGATGCCGACGCCGGGACAAGGTATTCATCCGGGAAAGCAGGAGATTGAAATGCACAAAGCTACGCTGACAAAACGTCTTGGCGTTCGGCCATTCCACATTGAGTGCTCGTGCGGGCCTGCTGGAGACTTCTTCGACAAAGCCTCAGCCTTGCAGTGGATGGGCATCCACAAGCAGCGCGTGGAGCAGGGCATCCACACCGTTGAGATAGTGGACTTGTCGGACAAAGCGCCTACGGTAGCCTCGGCGCCGGGGCAGGGCAGCGTCAAGATTGCCGTGCAGCCGCAGAGCCAGACGGTCAGGGCCAATCAGCGAGTGGTATTCTCGGTGCAGGCTGTTGGCGAGACACCGCTTCATTATCAGTGGATGGAGAGCGGCCAGCCGATTGAAGGTCAGGTTGCAGCGAGCTTCGCATTCGATGCTCTGCCGGAAGATACTGGCGCGCAGTTTACTGTGTTGGTCAAGAACCTCACAGGGGAAGTGAAGAGTGACGTAGCCACATTGACCGTCATTGGTCCGGCGCAACCGCTGCCTCCACCGCCGCCCGCACCGCCGAAGGCACAGCCTGTGTTTGATAAGCCGGAGCCGCCGTTTAATCCGGGAGAAGTTCGTAGGTGATGAATGATTTGGCGCGGCTATTGCGACTACACGTATGCGACCTGCATGAGATGCGGACGCAAGGTTCCGCTCGAAGAGATGGCGTGGAATGACGGACTGCTTGTTTGCTACACGTACCACGATGTTGATCGAAACGTGAACGGCGCATTCGAGATGGCTGTTGCGAACATCACATCGCAGGACAGGCAAGAGCTTCAGCCCGATCCGAAGCTGGTAACGCCGTCAGACCCACTCGGAGATATTCAGCGCATTTCAGCAAGCGCGGGCAGTTACTCGTAAGGAGTTTCGATGGCGTATCCACTAACGCAGACTGAAGGCTACGCAACAAGATTTCAGTACGGCGTAATCCCCGGAGGGCGCACGCTTACGGGAACAGCCGATGCCATTGCTACCGTACCTGGCTCTCCGCTCTATCTCATCTCCGGCAACTACTGGATTAACTCCGCATCGGCCGATGCAATCACACTCGCACTTCCGCTGGCTGGTGGCGGGTTTGGCGGGGGGCAAGGCGGGGTCTTCCCGAACGTGCTGGGACAGGATGAGTTTGAACTAAGCTTCGTGACGATGACGGCCTTCGCGCATACCATCACTACTCCCACAAACGGCATCAATGGCTCAACGCACATCGCGACGTTCGCGGCGGCGGTCGGAAACAACATCACGCTCAGAGCCAAGACTGGCGTGTGGTACGTCATTGGAACTCCAAAGGGAGTCACCCTCAGCTAAATGAATATCGCCACAAATCCTTGGTCGTTCACCAGCGCCGATGTTGCTGTCTCGGTGACAATCACTTCGATTGCGGGGCAGGGAAACTCTGCGCTCGTCACGACTTCAGCCGCCCACGGCTTTACGCTCTACGAGAACATCTCGATTCAAGCTGTGACCGGCGCAGGGGCTATTTACAACAACGGCTACAAAGTTCTCGGCATCCCGAGCACAACGACATTCCTGGTTCAGACTCCGACGCCGCTGTTTGTAACGAGCGGAGCAGTGGGAAGCGTCTACACTGTGGCGTACCCCTACAAGATTCGTTGCGAACAGATTCAGTGGTCTGCCGCTGCCGGGACGCTGACGCTCACCGACACCAACGGCAATCTGATTTGGACATACACGACTCCCGGCGCGGATGACTACTACACGTACGGAAAAGTTTATTGGGTTGACGGCTTGGTGATAAACGCATTGCCAGCCGGAACCCTAATCATGACCGTGAACTAATGGATGGCCTACCAAGAGATTACGTATGCGGCGCCGTGGAAGGGCTTGAACAGCCGCGACCCTGCCATCTATCTCGACCCCGCTGAATCGCCTGCGCTTTCAAACATCTGGCTGCGCAACAAATATATTTCGAGTGCCCCGCCATTCTCTTCCGTGTTTCCCGGGCCAGATAAGAATAATCCTCCGCTTGGTCAAGCGAGCTTCACTGACGCCAACGGCGCGGTGCATACCTGTTCGTGGTCGGTCAGGGGACTCTTTCAACTCAACACCTTGCAGCCCGCACAATATCCGTG